CTTGATGGCTGAGAAGATGAAGCCGGGCCACATGTACGAAGTCGATATCAACGCTGACCCGGCGCGGTTTCTTGATTGGGACAAGCCGCTATATCGGCAGCCGACTGGAGTACAGGAGGCGCTAGGCTGGACGCCAAAATTGCGGGCAGAGTACGACGCGACAACGCGAGGCGTTGATGATGCGTTATTGAACACATTGACCCGCGACAGTGACCCGGCGGCTATCGATGTTTTCTCTCGTCGCGCTCATGAGCTTAACCGCATAGCGGGCACCCCTCGTGACGCGACGGGGGCTGACATAGTGAAAGGAAACAGTGTTTTCGATCGGGCGTCGGACGCGGCTAGATCTGCTGATCTGCTCAACCGCGGCATCCCCGGTATCCGCTACCTCGACCAAGGCTCGCGCGGCGCCGGTCAGGGCTCCAGCAACTACGCCGTGTTCGACGACAAGCTGATCAGTATCCTCAGAAAATACGGCATCGCCGGGCTGCTTGGCGGCAGCGGCGCCGCGGCGGCGGCCCAAGATTACTGATGAACCTGCTCGATCTTTGGAAAGCGATCGTCCCGCCGCCTGAGAGCAAGACCGAGTTGGGCGAGGCGGCGAAGCAGCTCCTGGCCGATCCGGTATTGCACCTGGCGCTGCGGCGGGTGGAGGAAAAGCTGGTCGCCACCTGGCGACAGACCGCGGTCGGGGAAGAAGAGGCCCGGGAAGCGGCGTATGCCCTGTTGTGCGGCCTGGAACAGTTCAAGGGTGAGCTTCGACTGATGATCGCCGAGGCCGGCATGGCTGCGCGGGAGAGGCCGTCTCGTGCCGGGCAATAACATCTGGGGACTGACCAACCGGCAACTGATGGTGCGGGCGTTGCGGCGGGTAGTGCAGGACGCGGAGGCCAGCGATTTTTACCCGAGTGTTCCTGGTCATGTGATCTCGTTTGAGACCCTGGACGAGATCCGCGCCATCCTCTCCGAGGTGGTGCGCAACAAGCGCCCGACCACCGAGATCAAACAGAGCAAGCGAGTTTAAGGGTTCCCCCAGCCTGGCGCCGCAGCCAGCGGCTTAGGGGAAGGCGGGGGCGTCGCTGCGGGTCCAGGCGCCTCCGCCAATCGATTTAACACCGCCAGCGTCGTGAGACGCCGGCTTATCCCATGGATGGAATGATGAGCGACGCCGGCCAGCAGGTCCCGGGCGAGAGCGCACACGCGCCCGCCGAGTGGTCCGAGGCGCAGGTCATGGAGGGCATTGAAGGCCTTCTCGATGAACGCCCCAAACGCCAGCAACCCAGACAACCGCCGCGCGCGTCAGACGTGCCGGCGGAAGCGGAGCAAGAGGGTCAAGACCCTCTGCCTGGACCGGAGGACCCGGCCCCCAGCGAAGACGAGGAGGACAACACATACGAACCCGACACCGAACCCGTCCCGGAAGGAGATGATCGGGGCGAGGACGGTGCGGACCATCAGAGTGTCGCGCCGCCGAACAGTTGGTCGAAAGAAGACAAGGCTGTTTTTGCTCAGCTCCCACCCGAGGCTCAGGCCGTCATCGTAAAGCGGGAGAGCGAGCAGAACCGTGCCTTTACCCAGAAAACCCAGGAGATAGCCGAGCACCGCAAGGCGCTCGAAAGCACCTTCCAAGAAATCCATGCCGAACGTGAAGCCTACGCCCGCAACCTCCAACAACTGTTGTTTGTGGCGGCCCCCGAGGCGCAGCGGTTTGCCAACATCGATTGGCAGCAACTGGCCCAGGAGCAGCCCGCCGAATACGTCAGAATGACTGCCGAACGGGACGCCATGCGCGGCCGGATCGGTGGCATTCAGCAGGAATTGCAGCGTGTTGCAGCCCACGCCGAACAGGCTCAGGCCCAGCAATTCATGCAGCTCCGGCAGGCGGAACAGCAGCGGTTGATCGAGGCTCTGCCCGATTTTGGGGACCAGGAAAAGGCCCCAAAAAAGGTCGCAGAGATGCGGTCCTGGTTAACCCAGCGCGGCTTTTCCGACCAAGAAATTGGCCAAGTGGTCGATCACCGGGTGCTCCTGGTGGTCGACAAGGCGATGCAGGCCGATCGGGTCCAAGAGGCCCGCCGGCAGGCCGAGGCAAAGCGCAATACATCCGCGCCCCAGGTGCAGCCGCCGGGGTCGCCGCGACAACGCGGCGATACCCAAGCGGCCCAGCGCCGCGGGCAAAAGATGGCGAGTTTAAAGCGTTCTGGCAGTGAAAAAGACGCGATCGCTTATCTCCTAGAGGTTCTGTGATGCCAAAGACTGCTTAGGCAACAGTCCTCGCCAGCGTCGTGAGACGCCGGCATTCCCTCTGATGGAGCCCACCTCATGGCAATTATTGCCGGTACAGCCACGACCTTCGCGGGAAGCCCTGGCATCCAGGGCATGCGGGAGGATCTTAGCGACATGATCTACAATCTGTCGCCAACAGATACTCCGTTCACGTCTAATGTTGGACGAGGCACAGCAGACGCTGTCTTGCACGAATGGCAGACGGATAGTTTAGCTGCTCCGAATACTGCAAATGCGCAGTTTCAGGGTGACGATATTGCGACGTTTACGCCGGCAAGTGTCACTCAACGCCTCGGTAACAGGACGCAAATCTCCAGGAAAGAGGTGATCATCAGCGGCACTCTCGATGCCGTGAACAAGGCGGGCCGGCGCACCGAGCTGGCCTACCAGATGACCAAGCGCGCCAAGGAACTAAAGATCGACATTGAAGCGATCCTGTTGTCAAACCAGGCCAAGGTGACGGGTGCGGCGGCAACGGCGCCAAAGCTCGCTAGTGTCTTGTCCTGGATCAAGACCAATGTCGATCACGTCGGGACCAACCCGACAGGCGACGGCACCGACGCCAGAGTAGACGGCACCCCGAGAGCCTTTACCGAAGCCATGCTCAAAGGGGTGATGAAGGGTATCTACAACAACTCGTCGGAAGAGCCCGACGTGGTGATGACCGGCGCCGGCAACAAAACGTTCGCATCCGGCTTTGCCGGCGGCGCACAAAAGACAGTAGACGTCACCGAGCGCAAGGTTATCGCCACGGTCGATATCTATGTCGGGGATTTCAGCACGGTCAGGATCATCGCCAACCGCTTTATGCGTCCGCGCGACGTCCTCTTGATCAACTGGGATCTCTGGTCGGTCGACTGGCTGAGGCCAATTCGACAGATCGAATTGGCGAAAACCGGCGACGCGGAAAAAAGGCTCCTAATCGGAGAATACACGTTATCCGCGAAAAATGAAGCCGGTAATGGTGGAGTTTTTGATTTGACCGCACCGTAGGTTGCACTGGCGCGGGGTACTCCCCAGGCCTCGCGCCCGAGCGGCAGGCCGGCCGTCTCCACTGCACCGGAGGCGGCCGGTTTCTTTCGACGGGGGTATGCTAAAATGAAACGCCGGGCATTGGCCGCCCGGCGCTTCGGAGGAGGATGCGATGCACAGACATCGCAAACTCTCGCTGAGGATTATCGTGATCCTGATCGTCAGGGTCAAGATCGTCCGCTAATCAGCGAGGATGGTCAACCCGTCCTCGGGCGGGCTGGCCTCCCCCCGGAGCCTAAGGCTCAGGAGACGACGACGCTTGGGCATCGCTCTCTCCATCGAACGCCGGCTAGGCCACTCCTAGCCGGCGTTCACCTTTTAGAGCAGGCGGTCCTTTTGGGCCGCTTTTTCTTTGGGACAGGCAATGACCGAATACCTGCTCGACCGTAACCCGCAGACCGGCATCACCGAGACCTTTGAATATAACGACGTCACGGGCGAGATAACCATCCGCCGCTGGCAGGACGTAGAGGCGGCGATCGATGTCAATAAGGGGTTTCACCTATACGGCGACGGTAAGGGCCGGGACCTGTGGTACGCCGCCAGTATTCCGGCGGAGGTTGCCGCCAAGTGGCTGGCGGAAAAGGGCGTCAACGCCTGGCGGAAAGATCATTGGCCGGCGGTGCGAAAGCTCCTGAACGACCCGGAATGGAAGCATTTGCGACCGACCAGCTTCAGGCTGTAGCACATGCCCCTAGACACCTATGCGGCCTTGAAAACGAGTGTGCTCGGCTGGCTGGCGCGCCCCGGCGATCCGCTGGTCGAGCCGGCGGTGCCCGACTTCGTGCGGCTGTTCGAGGCGGAGGCCAACCGGCGGCTAAAGGTGGCCGGTGCGGAAAAGCTGATCTCATTGTCCGCTACCGGTACGGCGGCGGTGCAGCTACCGGCCGATTGCGTGCAGATAAGACAAGCGGCGATCGGCGGTCTCACTCTAAACTATCTGCCGCCAAACCAGCTTGTCGGTAATGGCGGGCAGACTAACAGTTACTCGATTGTCGGTCGTGATCTGTGGCTGGGGCCGGGCACCAACGGCGACCAGATCGTAGACCTGGTTTATCAGTCCGGGGTGCCATCGCTGTCCGACGCCAACCCGACCAACTGGCTGTTGGACAGCGCGCCCGACGCGTACCTGTTTGGCGCTCTCGTCGAGGCCGAGGTTTACATCGGTGAGGATCAGCGAGCGCAGGGTTGGCTGGCGCGCCGGGAAGCCGCCTTTGCCAGTTTAGAGATGGCCGACCGCAAACTGCGCTGGGCTGGTCCCCTACAGATCCGGGTGGACACCGGGGCCGGCAGTGCGGGGGTGATCGGCGCCGCCTCTTCCACCACGATAATCAGCACGATCTTTCGCGAAACCAACCCGGCCGATGGCACTGTCGTGGCGATGTTTGCCCAGGAGCCCGGGCTCTATATTGCTGGCGGGCCGCGCGCAGTTTTGACCATTCGCCTGCCGCCCGACCCGGTGCATGGCATGGTGGTCGATATTTCGTTTGCCAACCCGGTGACGGTTTTACAGGTCCAATACGCTGCTGGTTCGCCAACCCTGACGGAACCGACCGATGCTTACGGTCCCGGTGCCGGGTTGCAATTCCGCTTTGTGGACAGCGCTTGGATTTATTGGAAATGACCATCCTGCACTGGCCTGAGTGGCTGCCGGATGCCCCGGACTTTCAAAACGCCGGTAGCCCCAGGATCAAGAACTGTGTCCCGCTGACGGCCAAATCCTACGGGCCGATGCCAACCTGGGTTCCCTGGAGCAGCAACGCGCTCTCTGAACGGGCGCAGGGGCTCTATTCGATCAAGGGCGGCGACAGCACGGTCTACCTGTTCGCCGGCGACCGGACCAAACTGTACATGAGTGCCGGCGGCGCTCGCGCCCTTACGGATGTCAGCAAAGCCGGCGGCTACGCTACGCCGAGCGTCGACAGCGGCGGCTACTGGAGCTTTACCAGCTTTGGCGACCGGGTGATCGCCACCAACGGTAACGATAAACCGCAAACCCTGGTTCTGCCGCCCGGCGGGACACCGGCCTTTGCCGATCTCTCGCCCGACGCGCCCACGGCTAAGTACGTCGCAGTGGTCAAAGACTTCCTGATGTTTGGCAACACCTTTGACGGGGTTGACGGGGTGCGGCCGTCGAGGGTGTGGTGGAGCGGCATTAACTCACCCGCTTACTGGCCGGTCCCGGGCAGCGTCCCTGCGGTGCAGACCCAGAGCGATTTTCAGGATCTGCAGCAGACCGACCTCGGCGCCGTGACGGGCCTCGTCAGCGGGTTCGCGCCCGGCAGCGATGTCGCGATTTTCTGCGAGAAAGGCATCTGGACCGCGGCCTATGTCGGCGGGCAACTGATCTTCAACTTCAAGGTGGCGCAAGGCGCGGCCGGGACGCTGGCGCCTCTATCGATCGTCCAGAGCTTTGCAAAGGACAATACCGGCGCCATCCGCCCGGTTGTCTACTACCTCAGCTCCGCCGGTTTTGCCGCGTTTGACGGCAGCACCAGCTTTGCGGTCGGCGCGCAAAAGTTCGACCGGGCGTTCTACAACATGCTGGACGACGCCCACCTAAACTATGTCCAGGGGGTTGCCGATCCGCGTACTCGCTCGGTGATGTGGGGCATTCCGACCCCGGGCTCCGGCGGCCTCTTCACCCATGTCTTGATCTACAACTGGGAATTGGGGCGAGCTTCGCTCAGCGAGATGGAAGCGGCGGCGAACCACGCCGAGTTTCTCGGGCAGGTCGCGACGGTGACCGCGTACAACCTCGACAATATCGATAGTTTTGGCACCGTCGACACCATCTCCCCGCCGTTTGACGATCCGTTCTGGAGCGGTAACGCAAGCTCTCGCGTCGGGCTGTTTACTGTCGATCACAAGCTCGCTATCGGCGGTGGCCCGGCGATGGCGCCGATACTGGAGACCCCGGAGATGCAACCGGCCGAGGGAAGGCGGGCCTGGGTGCAGTTGACCCGGCCATTGCTCGACGGCGGCGCCGCGACGATTGCGGTCGGGCATCGCGAACGCCAGACCGACCCGGTGATCTGGGAGGTGCCGGTAGCGATCAACGCGATCGGCGAGTGCCCGCAGCGTTGCACCGGCCGGTATATCCGGTTCCGATTGCAGATGCCGGCGGGGCAGCAATTCACTCACTTGGCGGGCATTGATTGGCGGATGATGCCGGAGGCGACGCGGCGCTGATGGCGGCGCACAGCAGCGGCTCCCCCGCTATCCCGCCGGTCTCACCCGATATGCCGCCCTCCGGCTGGGCGCAGTGGCTGCGGGACATGGCGCAGAGTATCAATCTGACGAGTGCCTGGGCGCAGCAGCAAGTGGTGCCGCCTACCGGCTTCGCCGCCCTCCCACCCGCACCGGTCCCGGGCACGCTGGCGGTGGTGACCGACAGCTCCACCGTCACCTGGGGCGCCACCGTCGCCGCCGGCGGCACGGCGCAAGTGCTGGCGTGGTGGAACGGCACCGACTGGACGGTTATCGGCATATGACCCTAAGAGAGTGGACCGATACCGACGTCTGCCCCGGCCCCCTGGCGGCGCCGGCTCAGGTCGCAGTACGGCTGCCCTCTTTGGAGGAAGTCGCCGACAACTGGAGGTCAATATCCCGCCTCCTTCGCAAGGCGACGATACGTACTCGATGTTTTGAACCTATTGATGTTTTGCGATTTACGATGATGGGGCAGGTTTGTATCTGGGTTTGTGAGGTGGACGGCAAAATCGCCGCTGTCATCGTGACGGAAGTCAAACAATATCCCAGAAAACGCATCTTAGAGATTTTGTTGTGCGGCGGTTCGCGCATGCGGGATTGGATCAAAACCGCGGTCGCGGTAATCGACCAGCACGCGCAGGAGTGCGGATGCGCACACATCGCTTCTAGCGGTGCACGGCCTGGTTGGGTCCGCGCCTGGGGTGGTGAGGCTACCGGCGATATCGTGATCGTTCGCGATTTGAGGGGCTGACAGATGTCAAAGGGGTCAAAGCCCGCAGGGAACATCACTACTAGCATGACCAGCGCGACGCAACAGGCACAGTCGCCGTACCTCAATGAGATGTGGGGGCTGGCGCAGAACCTCTACCGAAACACCCCGATGCAATACTACCCCGGTCAAACCCTGGCAGCGACCGGGCAGCCGGAACGGGTCTCCGGCTATCAGAATTATTACAACACCGCCAACAACCTCAGCGCCGGCCTCGGAACCGCCAATACCGCGTTTAATACAGCATTGACCGGCGGCTACGGTGGCGCCGACAACCCGGCCAACCCGTATTACCAGAGCAACGCTGCCGGTACCTCGATCCCGGAACAGTACTTTAATCAACTGCAGGGCGCGGCGCAGAACGCCGGCAACCTGTATTCCAACGCGGTCAGGCAATATGCCCCGCAGATGCAGCAGGCTGGCGCCAATGCCGCCAACGCGGCCGAAAACTACGCTCAGAATATCGGGCAATACGCCGCCCCGATAGCGGGGATGGCCAACGCCGCCGGGGCCAACAACAACCTCGGTCTGTCGCAGTTGGGGAACACCGCCAGCGGCTCCTACCTCAACTCCAACCCGTATATCAACGCGGCGATCCAGGCAGCGCAGGACCCGGTCGCCCGCAACTACCAGACCGCGATCGCGCCGCAGACCGACGCCATGTTCAGCGGTGGCGGCCGGTACGGCAGCGGCGCGATGGCAAATGCCGTTAGCACCGGGCAGCAGAACCTGGCCCGCGGCCTCGGCGACATCAGCACGAACATGATGAATGCCAACTATGCCCGGGAGCGGACGGCGCAGGACACTGCGGCGCAGAATTACGGGCAGCTCTACAATTCCGGCCTCGGCCTCGGTATGACCGGATTGCAGAACGCCGCTGGCATCCAGAACCAAGCCGGCAGTATGTATCTCGCAGGGGCGGACCGGGCGCAGACCGGTCTGCAAAACGCCGCCGCCACACAGGCCGCCGCCGGCAACCAGTATTGGTCGGGGCAGACCGCCGCGCAACAGGCCGCCAACCAATACGCCGCCCAGAACCAGTACGGTATTGCCGGGCTTAATAGCGCCTTTAACACCGGCAACCAGGCGGCGATGGATGCGTTACGGCAGTACCCGCAATTCGCCCAGTCGCAATTCATCGGGCCGCAGGGTCAGGTGACCGCCGGCACCGGGTTGGCGGGTATCGACCAGGCGATGATCGACGACCAGATGAAACGCTATTACGGCAACCAGAACGCGCCCTACGACACGCTCAGCAAATACCAGGGCTATATCGGCACCCCGGTCGGCGGCACTGGCACCGAGACAAAACCATACTTTCAGAACCAGGGCGCCGAGGTCCTGTCGGGCATCTCTGGTATAGCGGGGCTAGGGAGAAGCTTGTTCGGGAAGATATGACCCCGACCCCTGAGCCGGCTGGGGATATCAAGGCGCAACTGGCCGCCGTACTCGATCCAAACCACCCCAAGCGCGCGTGTTTCGTGGTGCCGGAAGATGCTGTCCACGCGCCTTACGGGCAGATCATGAGTGCCGCGCGGCCGGAAGGGACACTGGTGACGCGGGACGTGGACCTGCTCCGGGTCTTTCGGCGAGCGCCGGAAGACCCGGATGGTTTCGACCGTGCCATGGCGGAGATCCTCGGTTACCCGGAAGCCAAGCCTGACACTTTGCGCCGCTGCGAGGGCAGGCCCTTTGCCCGAGGGCGAGTGGTACAGGCGCAGGATAAGGACGGTTGCGTCATCACCGAGGCGTGTTGCAGCCCGCTGATGCTGCAACCAACCCAGGAGGCTCTCAAGCCTCACGTCCCGGAGGGTGGCCAGCTCGTCGTCCTAACGCCGCTGGAGGCGCTCGGCCGACGTATTCTTTTGCGGGAAGCAGGAGCCTAAGATGGCAGATATCGCCGCCTGGTCACCGGTAGACGAGAGCAACACTGCAGCGCCGCCAAATGGTTGGCCAGAAAATATGCAAGTCTCAGGCGTTAACAACTGCGCCCGCGCCATGATGGGTGCAGTAAGAAGATTTTACAACCAGTTAGGCGACGGCAGCTATGCCTTGCCCTACTTGCGTCTGGCAGGCGGCGGAACTGTCAGCGGCAATATCACCGCAACCAACATGCTGGTGAGCGGTGGTGGCTATTATTTCCAAGCCGCCGGCGATGTACTGTTCGCCTATCACGCCCCGGATGGCGCCCATGTCTTGTGTGACGGCGGCGGCGTTGCATCAATCCTACTTTACCCTAGCGGTACCTATTACCGTAACGGTAGTCATACGTTCCAAGACGATGCCGGGGTCACCCTGGCCTCGATCGACGCCGGCGGCACCATCACCGGTAATCAGATTAATAGTACCGGTAGCATGAGTGCGGCCAACACCATCACAGCCGGCTACATCAGCGTCACCAACACCATTACCGGCGGCACGGTAAACAGCAACGGCGGGA